GAAGATTGCAGATAATGCAATGAGCCTACGTGTCCAAGCGAAGTGCTTGTCTGTCTTGCCAGCGTTACGTGCTTCCGTTACACCGCCAAGGAGTATCTTTTGTTGCTCTGCTTTGTTCTTAGCGTTCAGTCCTATCATAGACATAACCCCACCTAGCACGGTGGAGAAGAGCATTGTGATGAGTTCTAGGGGTAAGCCAAACATTAGGGTCTAGCCTTTGGACGAGGTGAGAACATTAATGCTTCAACACCTAGATCATTGCCATTAATGTCAATCCAACCATCAGGTGAAGAAGGTGCGTTTTTAGTCTTTATGGTTTTTAACAACGTTCCATCTTGGGTAAACAGCTTAATTTCCTTCCCTCTCTGCTCAATAAAAGAGACTTGCTCATCAATAGGAAGCAGGGTATTAGCCATCCGAGACCGTCTAGCCACAAGGCCTCTAACAGGTTTTTTGCTCTCTGTGTTATGTTTTGTTAACTCTAGTACATTGTCAGTTACTCTATCTTCAGGGGCTTTATTTGCTTCTGCTACCCATGCTTTGATACCAGACCACCCTAAAGACCCAGCGCCGCCATTCCATGCAATATCAAGTAAGCCTTTCTTAGCTTCCTCCGATAAAGTATCTATATCATATGCTTCTGCTACTTTTTTATTAAACTCATTAACTACGGCAGCTGTCCATTCTAAATCGGAGTTAAACAAGTTACGATCTATACCTTCTTTAGATACGTTTGAAGTGTCTACAGCAGCTTTAGCAAACTTAGCTGTGGCTTTACCAGCGGCGTCAATATACCCATTCTTCTTAAGCCATACGCCTCTTTTATCTCTGCTATCAGGTACATCTAAGCCATCTATCTTTAGACCTTTATCAGGTACAATACCATATGCAAGCGTTACGTTTTCCCAATCCTTGCCTATATGAGGCTCTAAACCCTCTACTGTTTCAAACTCTTTCATAACATCTCCTACAGTGCTACCGTAACGCTTAGAGACATCATCTATATTATTTAGTTCTGGTCTAGCTTTAGGGCGTGTCATAAGCCCTGCGTCAGAAGGCAATCCCATATCATCATCAAGCCCTGCGTCAGAAGGTAATCCCATAGCATCATCATCAAGGCCCATGTCTTCTGTCTCTGCAGTTACAGGTGCAGACTCCTGATCGTCTTTAGTAGATAACATTCCACCACTAGAAGTAAGAGACTGAGTAATACCCATGCTTTCACGGTACTTAGCGTTTTCCTCAGCAGACTGTTTAGCCAATTCTTCCATTGATACATCTTTATCTGTACGAGCCTCCATAGTTTTGCCTATAAGACTCTGTATAGAAGCCATTGCATCCCGTGCAGTATCCTCTAAGGCTTTACTTACCTTGCTTTGTGTCCTAGCCATTACACCCTGACGTTCATCACTCTTAGAAGAGATGCCCTCTGGTGTAGGTGCAGCATAGGCACTACGAATTGCTTCTACAATACTTTTATCTAATACGTTCATTTTATCCCAACCACTTCCCTAGTATAGCTTGAGTAGCAATAGCAGTAAGTTTACCTTTGCCTATGTTATCCTGCAATGCACTCTGTTCAGCTGCTGTAAGTTTAGCGATAGCAATGTTAGATGCACGATCTGATGCACTCTCAGACGCAGCAAATGCAAAGCTCATAAGGTCACGCTCACGCTGCCAAATCTGATCCATGTTAGATGCAGTCAACGCATTCATAGTCTTAGCGAAGTCTGAGTTACTCTGGTTCTGTGCTGCTGTATTGACTGTAGCTAGGTTCTGACGCCACTGAGCGTTAGACTGTGCTATCACAAGACCATTCTGTGCATTGAACAAGTCACGCTGTTGCTGGATCTCAGAGTTAAACTCACGCAGAGCATTAACACTATTCACGTTGAACTGATCCATAGCGTTTTGCTGAGAAGCATTAAACTGTGATGTCTGTGAGGATAGATTAGCAAAGAACTGATTGGTTTGGTTTTGACTGGAAGCGTTAAACTGCTTACCAGCGTTCTCTGCAGCCTGATCCGTAAACAAAGCTTGAATGTTCTGCTGTGACTTAAACATAGCAGTCTGTTGCTCATTAGCCAAGTTAGTCATGTCCATCTGCATGAAGTTCTGAGCATTCTGTACAGCAGACTGTTGACGGTTGTTGAGGTTCTGAGTGTCAAGCTGTGATAGTGCAGCAGCCTCAGCCATAACCATAGCCTGACGGTTGTTAAGATTACTCAGGTTCATCGTGTTGGCTGCACGAGAGTTCTCAAGAGCAATGTTCTGCTCAGCAGTGAAGTTCATATTAGCAATGTCACCAATACGTGCTGAGTTCTGTACACGTGATTGGAAGTCTTGGTCAAACTCCATACCCAAGAATGTTGCACGTTGTTGTGCAGCAAGCATAGCACGTTGCTGACGGTTAGACAGGTTCTGCCCTTCAAACTGTGCCTGTACCTGTGCATCCATCTGAGCGATAGGAAGTGCAGCCTCCATTGTAGCTTGAATGACAGCCTGACCAGCCATGCTAGACGCACCCAAGCCACGAGCAGAGAGTGTAGCCATAGCATTGCGCATAGAGCCAGCAGCCCATGCAGGTGTTTCACCACCCTCAAACTGTTGCATCAAGCCTTCTAGCTGTCCTGCTACAGTAGCTTGCTTAGATGGTGTAGCAGTAGCAGCTTGGATCTGCTCATTGAAGAGTGCAGCTTTCTCTGCATCAGCTACACCAGAGATAAGCTCACCAGCTTGGATCTCACGTGCTGCAGGAGAGTTAACCATAGTGGCTGTACCCTGAGCAGCTTCCATGCCAGTTACCGATGTAGTGAGCTGTTGTGCAGCCTGTACCTGTGCTTCTGGTGCTACTTGACCCTGTGCTGCAGTTAAGTCAGCAGTCTCAGCCTGTATTTGTTGGTAAGCAGGTGTGAAGTCTGCTTGACTAGCAGCAGTCATCATAGGCATCTGTGCTTGCTGTACAGTACCTACTTGCATTGCTTCAGCCATAGGAGCTACAGCTGTAGTTTGGCCTGCAGTAGGCGCAATAAAGTCTGCAGCCTCTGGTGTGATCTGAGCTACAGGTGCTTGGATGGGCTGCATGGTTTGTGATACAGCAGAGCGTTGCATTGCATCTAACTGTTCTTTGGTTAAGCCACCCTCATCAAAACCTCTACGAACACTGCCACCCTGAGACATAGCTACACCAATAGCGTTAAACTTAGCTCTCATGTTAGGACTAGCACTAGCAAAAGCATTAAGGTCTGCGTTAGTCTTAGGACCATTGTAACCATTCATACTAGCAATACGAAACTTAGCTTCAAGCATAGGATCTTTAGGCATACCTCCCTCAGCATAACCCTTAATGACACCGCCCTGTGCTTGACCCTGTACAGGGGTGTAGCCCGGAGGTACATACGTAAGAGGATTACCTGAAGCGTCTACTGTTACCGTCAGCTGTTGTCCAAACTGGTTAGCGTAAGTACGTTGACCACCAAAGCCTTTCTGTGATTGTGAGGTAAGGTTTGCTGTAGTAGTACCTGTGTAGTTAGGACGAACCTGTACAGATGTAGGTAATGCACTTGTACCAGCAGTCTGAAGAGGTGCTGCCATACTACCTGTCACAGGAGCTTGAGGGTATACACCAGTACCTGTAACGCCTGTAGTGACAGGTTGCCCTGTTATGGTTGTAGGAGTAGGGGTGTAGGGGGTTTGCGTTACGGGTACTGCTGCAGGTGTTACTACGGGTACTGCTGCAGCTGCTTGAGGTGCTTCTTGATAGCCTGCACCAGGAACTGCTACATTAGTTGTGCCAGGAGTTACAGCTTGTGGTGCTTGAATAGTTTGTTCTACTACCCCTAAAGCTGCGTCTTCTTCTTCTGCCGACTTAGGTTTCAAAGTTGATTCTGATAGACCTGTAATAAATGAAGACGCATCAAAGTCGTACTGTTCACTGAATCTTTTAAAAGGGGCTATAAAGGCCTCTCCCATAGATGTCAACTCATCTAGCTTTACTTGCCTTTCTTGCGTCTGAGTAACTAATCTCTTGGAACGAGTAAGGTCTTCTTGAGCTTGTGCTCTTTCTTTAGGGGTTGAAGCGGGGTCAGCTATAATACCTTGGTAAACTGTCTGCGCTTCGTTTGCCGTCTGTATGGTCTGATTGTATGATGTAGTAACACCGTTTACCCAACTGCTGTCACTTACACCGTATGTACTAAGGTTGTGACTTATCTGGGTAGGGCCTGTACCTGCACCCCTTAAAACTGTACCATTACCTCCTACGAGCATAAGAGAGCCATTTACGTCTTTAACTGTAACGCCTCCATGCATGGCATTAGTGGCTGCTCTTGTACGGGCAATAATCTCTGCGCCTGATGTAGCACCAGAAAGGATAGCATTCCAATTACGGGTATCGGTATTAGACCCTACCGAACCGTATAAAAGGTCGGATGCAGTAGAGAAATCCACACCTGTGGCATCCATCAACTCTTTAAGGTCGGGTTTAGCACTCACACCGGGAGTATTAGTGGCGAAGGACTGTCCCTGCAGCGCAGCTAAAGACTCATTAGCTGGACCCGTACTACCATTAGTGACGGAATCAGGAACGTTTGTTGCTGACTTTGTTTGCCATTTGCCGTCCTCAACGTAAGACATAAGGCCAGTCGCTGGGCTATAGACGCCACCTTTATCAATCGCTTCCGCATAATCCATGTTATTCTACCTTTACTTATCCATTGTCATGTATACTGCGCCTGCGATAAACGTCAGTACGGCGACAGTGGTTACTTTTATTGCTGTTGTCCAGATAGACCTACGTGTATCACGCCAAGCTTCTAACAAGCTACGCATCTCTGTAATGTCTTTGTGTGCATCATTATCAAGTAAGCCGATAGAGCGCAGGGCTTCTTTAGCACCACGTCTAGCTGCACGATCAAGCATTTCTTCTAACTCATCATGTGAGATCTTTACTTCACTCATAGTTTAACTCATTTTAGCTGGAATGTCAAGGATTACTATGGCTTAGTAGGCCAGTCAGCCTCAGATAAGTTAGGCCAGTTAGCATGAGTTGTAATGTCACGTAGAGCCTGACGGTAGGTAGCCCATGCTGTAGTATCTACAGGTGCATCAGCTACTTGTGTCCAGTCTGATTGAGCCAAGAGACCGTCACGGTTTGCACGGTTAGACGCAGCAATGCCATCATCATACTCCTGAACTTCCTCAGCAGTCTTGCTTGATGTTGTCCATCCGATTGTCCAGTTGCCACTCACCAGTGTTGGTTGCGCCTCTTGCTCAACCTTCTGAGTGCGATGATCAATGTCGGGCCGATCTGTGAATGTCACAGGGTAAACGCCGTAGCTCGACAAGATTTCATCAGGAACTTGCTTAGGGAAAGATGTGTTAGAGTTATCACGGCGTAGTTGCCCTACTGAATAGGGGTATGTATCTACATTACCGTTTGTTACTTTTACAAGCATTTTGATTTCCTTATATTAAGTTGTTACGTCCCAGACGTAGGTTGTTGGGTCTGTCTCAGTCCCGAAACTTGTGCCGCCGTCTGTAAGTGTACCAGTAGTATTAGCAGGCCGGCTTGTAGTTATCATAGGCAGTGTGTTTGTTGCTTGAGTCCAGGTGAATTGGTTATAAAGAGGATGTGCAGCGTCTAATGTGTCATAATCAAGGATAGAAAAATCATCAAGAGTTCCACCTACACCCAAGTCATCAACTGGCAGTTTAATAATAAAAGGTGTGCCATCCTGTGTTCCACTAAGGTAAATAAATTCATCATCTACAGCAGTATCGTGAATAGTAGATTGTGAATTGGTTGGATTTTGTCTTTCCAGTATATAATGATAGTTTAAACTTCCATTTATTAGGTTCACAGACATCACATGAATATGATCATAGTACACGGATGAGTCTAGAGTACTTATATTATACGCAATGTACAAAGTATCGTCTTTTACCACTGTATAATTGTGATTGGGTTGAGTTCCACCGCTTTGTATTGGTCCATTTTTTCCAGGGAACCCATACTGATACCCTACAGTGTTGGTTAAGGGGTCCATCGAAAGCAAGCATAGCCCGGTTATGGAGCTACCCCCAAAGATTGGAGTTGCGCTATCTTGGCAATTAGCAAATAAAAGAAACTTACCATCATACCAATTTACATCCACTATTCTAGTTGGTCTTCGGTAATCTTCTGAAGTTTGAATTTTATAAGTGGTTCCACTGTGACTTGTAAGAAACCTAACAATGTAGCGCATAGCAAGGCCGTCATTTAAGTTTAATCTTAGCCCAATTGCACTTGATTGATCTGCATTTACACTACCGAATGGCGAGGTCGTTGAAGGGGAAAACCCGTGAACTGAAAAAACGACTATTTGAGAACCTTGTCCAGTTTCTCTATGACGCCAAGTACTTGAAACTGACCCAGAGCCGACATCAAGGGATACAAGATCACTTGCTCTAAACCTAAGCTGCGACATGCCAGGAGCACTAGAAACATTACCTACACTCCTGTAGCTAGTTCCAAACAAATATAGATCACCTGTTGAGGTATCTTCGTCTAATGAACTAGGGGCTATTTGATGTGAACTATCATAAACAAGGCGATTTTTTTGTAGGACACCAGAGGTGTTGTATACCCTTATATTACTACTGTTGTGTTGAGGATAACCTGAATTGGTATAACGACCATCAATTGCAACATTACCGTCCGATAAAAGTATAAGGTTGGTTGGAAAGTAGTTGGTAGAAGCTAAAGAATTGGCTATTTCTACATCCCATTGTAAGTCACCGTCACTATTAAATTTTGTAAGAACTGCTGTATCTGGGGACGGTGTAGAATTATAACAAACAGAGTATATGTTTCCGTCAGTATCAACAGCACTTTTAATAGTGTTGGAGTTGAAGGATGTAGTCTTTACAATAAAACCACCACCACCAGCATTACCAGCCGCAGCCTGCAGCATTTTCTTTTTAGTCGCCATGTCTATAGCTCCTTATGCTGGCGTTGCGATTGCTTGACCTGCCGTGAAGCCGTACCAAGTTGTGCCACCGTCACGGGTGGAGAATACGAATACATCCACAGCAGAAGCATCAGCAGTCAGCGTTGGCGCTGTAGCTGCAGGGAAGTCAACGCTTGCAGGCCATGTAACTGTGTAGCCAGAAGCACCTGCATCTTGGATAATCTCAATCGACATGGTGTAAGCTATGCCACTTGCTGGTGGGTTGTTAAAGCCTAGAGTGGTACTCTCTGTAAGCACATGGCTGAACGTGTTACCTGCCTCACAGTCAATCACACTTGCACCACCTGTAGATGTAATAGCAGCATAGGTTTCATTGTAGCTGTCAACTACAAGTTCACCTGTGATGTTGATGTCACCAGTATAAGTAGGAGTTACCTTAGCATCTAGTTGAGTTTGTATTGCTGAGGTAACACCATCAACGTAGTTTAACTCTACAGCAGTAGCGGTTACATCTGATAAAATATTAGTAGGAATCCACTTAGTCGCAGTACCGTCATATGTCCACGTTTTACCCCCGTAGGAGTATGTATCACCGTTGGTAGGTGAGCCTGGAAAGTTAATAGCCATTATTGAATACCCTTAGTTTGTTGACACGTTGCCATCACTGCTTGCTAAATCCACTAGCGTACTAGGGAATGCACGTCCTTCACCCCAAACGATACGCACCGCACCACCACCGCCTCTTTTTCCTGCGGGGTTTGCGGCTGCACCGCCACCATATGTACCACCGTTAGCACTTGCACCACCATTAGTACCGCCTGAACCGCCAGCACTTGCTGTTGTTCCGCTTGGACCTTCACCGTAAATACCTACACCGCCGCCTGAGTTGTATGCCCATGTACCACTTGCGCCACCACCACCTGAACCTGCTGAATGGTTTGCACCAGCATACGCATAGTTACCGCCATTGCCAGAATATCCACCAGCACCTGTGCCTGTGTAACCACCTCCATTACCTAGGTGCCTACCACCATCACCCCCGCCATCGGTGTCACCAGAGCGAGTAGCGGCTGTAGTTGTTCCGTTGCCTATTCTTGCTGGCCCACCATTAGCAGTTGTATGGTTAGCACCACCAACGTCACGGAAATAGCTGGACTCCCCAGCGTTACCACCTTGACCGCCACCACGGCTTGTACCACCTAGACCAGCCCTGACTTCGTAAGAGGCTCCAGGCGTAACCGCTCTATTGTTTTTATACCCTAGAGCACCGCCTGTTGTACCGCCGCCAGCACCAACAACAACAATAGATACGCTGGTCACTCCAGCAGGGGCAACCCAAGTGTACGTACCGGGTGCAGTATAGGAATGTTCGCCTACAGGTACGATGCTTGAGATAGCGTCATGTACTTCTTCAAGTTTCCAGATACCAGAGTTATTCTTAGCACCAGTAGTGGAAGTTGAATCTGCATCAGTGTCAAGGTAGCTTCTAGTAGGCTCAAGGAGAGTACTACGCATAGTACCACCATTCTTCCTACGCCATCTTCTAACTAGCCTAGCATAAAAGCTGTAATTACGATAAGACATTTATGCTATCCTTAGCTGATAACCTCATAAGAACATACCGCCTCTAAGTCACCTGCAGCAGAAGCTGTACAACGAATAGAGTCACCCTCTTCTAGGTATACAGACGTGTCTTTAGAAAGTACTACTAAAGTAGAGTCTGCAGGTACACTTACAGTAGAAGCTAACCTGTAGGCTACAGAACCTCTAAATAGGTCTACTGTAACATCTGCTGCGCTTGTACCGTCTACGTTAGCTACAATAATTGAGTTAATCTTGTATACTTGACCAGAAGCTGCAGAGTTAGTAGTAATAGCTGTAGCGGATGTACCTACTATTTGTACGTCTGTCTTAGCTGTAATAGTAGTTGTGTTAACGATGTTTGGTGCTGTCATTTCTTAATTCCCTTTTATCCGAAGATCATAGCTAATGCTATAGTTTTACCTGCTGAGATACTAGTGCCGTCTGCGCCATCCGTACCGTCTACACCCGCAGGTCCACGAGGGCCAGACACAACAATCCACTGCAACGTGTCTCCATCGTTTAAGTAGATAGCCAAGCTTCCGTCTTCAGTACTAAGCCAAAGATCACCTGCACTAGGTGAGACAGGAGCGGTAGCAGAAGTCGTAACAATATTAATACCACTTACTTCTGCTGCAGTAATAACGCCATCATTAAGTATACCTGCTGCGGCTACTGTATCGGCTAGTGTACGTGCTATAGACATTAGTATAATCCTTTTATGTCGTCATTTCTATAAGCTCTTCAGTCAGCCCAGCGGGTGCATCAGTTAGAACAGCGGCAGCATCAGTTAGAACAGCGGCAGCATCAGTTAGCCCAGCAGCGGCATCTGGCAACCCAGCAGCAGCATCAGTCAGCACAGCTTCGGCGTATGTAAATACTCCATACGTCCCTTCAAGGGAGCCATCACTGGGGAGTTTAGCTATTAGGATGTCATTGCCTCCAGCACCGTCTGCATCTGTTCGACCTACAACAATGATGTTATTTGAGGAGTCTATGGCTACATCCTCCCCCACTTCTTGACCAGTACTACCAAGAGTCCTATCCCACTGTAAGACACCAGAAGAGTTGTATTGAGCTATTAGGAAGTCATTGCTACCAGCACCGTCTGAATCAGTCCTACCTGCAATGACAATGTTATCGGAGGAGTCTATGGCTACGCCATAGCCTATTTCATAGCCAGTACCTCCAAGAACCCTATCCCACTGTAAAACACCAGAAGAGTTGTACTTAGCTATGAAGGCGTCATTGCTACCAGCACCCGCCGCTGGAGTAGTGCCTACAATGATAATGTTATCGGAGGAGTCCACAGCTACATCATAACCTATTTCATTGTGACTAGCATTGATGCCATAAACCCTATCCCACTGTAAAACACCAGAAGAGTTGTACTTAGCGACTAGAACGTCATAAAAATTGCCGTCTGAATTAGATTGGCCTACAACAATGATGTTGTCTGAGGAGTCTATGGCTACGTCATTCGCAATGTCAGTGCCAGTACCGCCCAGAGTTTTATCCCACTGTAGAACACCCGAGGGGTTGTACTTAGCGATTAGGAAGTCTGCACCTCCAGCACCATCTGAACTACATCGCCCTGCAATAATAATGTTATCAGAGGAGTCTATGGTTACGCCATTCGCATAATCGCTGGAAGTACCCCCAAGAGTCCTATCCCACTGTAAAACGCCAGAAGAGTTGTACTTAGCAATTAGAACATCGGCGCTACCAGCACCGTCTGAATCAGTCTGACCTGCAACGATGATGTTATCTGAAGAGTCCGTGGCTACGCTATAGGCTAATTCAGTTGCAGTACCTCCCAGAGTCCTATCCCATTGTAAGATACCAGAAGAATCGTACTTAGCTATTAAAACGTCAATGCCTCCAGCACCAGCCGTATCGGTATAGCCTACAACGATGATGTTATCTGAAGAGTCTGTGACTACGCCATTCGCAATCTCAGTACCAGTACCTCCCAATAAGCTAATCCAGTAGCTGTCACCACCAGCGTTACCAGCAGCGGCTAAGTTCATTAAGCGTGAAATATTACTCATACAAGATTACCCCGCCGCATCAATAGCAAGCGCACCGTACCAAGTTGTGCCACCGTCTGTTGTCGTGAACACAAGCACATCAGTCTCACCACTTGCAGGTGCATCAGGGGCAGTAGCAGCAGCAAAGTCTACAGAAGCTGGGTAGGTTATTGTGTGAGTACCACCAGCAGTAAGACGAAGCATAAAGCCGTAAGCTGTGCCGCTTGCAGGTGGATTGCTAAAGGTGAACGTAGTGTTCTGATCTGTCGTAAGAGCAAACACGTTGCCCGTCTCACAGTCTACATCTACGGTAGCAGCAGCAGTGAGAGTTACGAAAGTCTCATTGTAGCTGTCAGCTATAAGCTCACCAGTAATGTCTGTGTCGCCAGTAATATCCAGACTACCAGTAATGTCTACGTTACCCGTGTAAGTAGGTGTCATCTTAGCATCAAGCTGCGTCTGGATAGCAGAAGTAACACCGTCCAAGTAGCCTACTTCTGTAGCGTCTACTGCGGCAGGCCATGCAGGCAAGTTAGCGTCATAGGTTTGAACAGTGACACCTATATCAGCATCTTTAAGGATAGTTGCATCAATAGGCTCATATCGTGCATCAGCCTGTGCCTTAGTGTATGTATCAGCTACAGCGAATGTACCATACGCTACGATGTCTACAATATCACCTGCAGTAGCACCTGTAGTCAGTACTACAGAAG